AAGTTTTGGTGGAGTTAGTTGAGGGTGTTTGGGCTCCCAATCTTTTTTATAAACTCGAAGCCCATTCCACTCAGTTCGCGCATCTTTGTAGCGTATCTTCCTGCCAGAACGATCGTCTATCAGATATGCATATTTACCTGTAGCTCTTTTAGCCATCGCTCTTAGTACCCGCGAATCTTAGGTTGAATATAAAAACTTGCTCTTTCTCTATCTTCTTCTTTTGCAAACTGCCACTCTTCCATGTAAATAGATTTTAATTCACCACGTCTAGCTGCATCTACTTTAGCTGGATTCTTGTTAGCTAATTCAAAAGCTAATCCACTAATTAATGATGGTAAATATCTTCTAGGTATATCTGGGTTTTGAGTGTAAGTATCAGTAACGTCTTGTGGATATCGAATAGTCCAACATAGTAACTGATAGTAAGTTTGATTCGGTGTAGGAAATAAATGAATCGTGTGCGTGCCTGCGCCTGCAGAAGTAAACTGGCTGTTTCTTTCTACAGCATATTGTACAGGTTTGCCGCTTGTCGATTTATTTGGATAGTTTAAATATTCAGATAAACTTATTCTCTCACATGTAGTATCTGTTACAGGTGATGTGTTTGTATCACGAACTGCCGCATCTAAGATGTCAAGATATTGCCCTGACCCCATGGTTGCGGTTTTCTGATCTTTAGTGAGATTGATTGTAGTTAAGTCAAGAGTGAATAGATTCACGCCTTCGTTAACCCATTTAGTTAATAGTAAGTTAAGGGAACGTCTAGCTGTCACCAAGTCGTAGCCCGACTTCAGTTCTAATCCAACGCGCTCATGCGCTTCTTGTATTATTTCAGCTATATCTAAGCTGAAAGTATATGTGCCAGAAGTTGCCACGTGCCCCCCTTACTAGCAGTATGTTATTGTTACAGAAGTAGTAGCTGTTAAATCTAAATAAACACCGTTTTCAAATACTATACCATCTTCTGGTAGTATCATACTTAAGCCATCTGTTCCAAAACCCACTTGTAATTTTAATGTACCAGTAGCATCTGAACCATCATATAGTATAACAGTTGATGAAGCTACACCTGCAGCTTGGATTGACTTAACCCTTACTCTTCCGAGGTAATCACCTGTAGCATTTACTGCTAAACCAAAACGACCATCGGTTGTTCTAGTAGAGGCTTTTACATCTGATTTATAACCCATTATAAACTCCTTGTTGTGGGGAGCCGAAGCTCCCCGTTAAATTATTTACCAGCAGTTGCGCCAGTATCTACTCTAATCCAGTTAGAACCGTCAGAGAATACTAAGTTCCCTGTACCATTACCTGCTGTCTCAGATGCTTTTAATGCATCGTTACAAAAGATAATTCTACCTGTGTTTGCTGAAGCTGTTGGCAAATCATCAAACGCAATTGATGTAGAAGTGAAACCGTTGTTTGATACAACTGGTCCTGAAAATGTTGTTGTTCCCATAGTCTATACTCCTTTCATATAGTCTACTTTTGTGTAGTCTATGGTGGTTGTTACTTTATTCATTTGGAAGGGGGCACCGCAATTTGGATACCCCCTAATCCTAATTAGTGATTAAGCACCTTGGTTTCCGTAGACACCTCTCCAGTCAGACCAGCCGAAGCTGTATCTTTCTCTGGCTTTGTATCTTACGTTACCTGTTTCAAAGTCACCTTCCATCTTGGTATTCATAGATGCTCTGTTGAACATCTTTGTACCATTAGGAGCGTCAGTTCTAATGAACCATGCATCTGTGTCTGTGAATCTGTGGTTAATAAAATAACCACCAGGAAGCATGCCCATTGAATTGATCGCATTGATGTCATTGTCAGCAGTACCAACTCTGTTTGGAGACTTCATTAGTCTTTCTGCCACGAACACCAATTGTCTTGGGATGTGTAAGGTTTTACCTTGAATAGCAGCTGGGATACCTTTGTCATCTGTAAATCCAGCAATATCAATTAATGCTGTTTCTAAAGATGTCTCAGATAAGTCAGCGTAAGTAGAAGGTCTGTTAGAACCTGAGCTACCGTTTTGTAATGGGTGAGCGTTAGAGATTAATGCTACACCATCACCGCCTGTATATGAACCGCTGAATGCGTTGTTATATACGTTAGCTGCTGTAAGTTGCTTAGCAGAAGCCATTGCTCTTGCTAAAGCTTTAGTTAGTCTGGTTGACAACTTATCATATAAGTTATCTTCCATAGCTTCCTCAGTTAATGAGAATGCTAGTGCTACAGTCTTGTGAGTGTATCGAGATACGTAGCCTTCGCCTGTTTCAGCGTAGGATACTGCTGCACCTTCGAACTTCTCACCTGCATTACCAAAGCCTGGGAAGAGTACTTCTTCTTCGAAAGCTCTGCTGGATGTTTCCTCATCGAACAAGACGGCATGCTCATTTTCGTATCTGTTATATTCAGTTCCGAAAATTGCGTTTAGCCCTGGCTCCAGTTCTTTAAGGATTTGTGCTCTTGAAATAGCCATTGTTTATCCTCCTATTATATTCCTGTTACGCCAGTAGCGCCTAGTCCAAATTGATGAGTATTGATTTTCACCAAAATATCCATAGTTGTTCCAGCTGAAGAGAAACTATCATCTACTTCCGCACTACCAAGAATTACTAGTGGGAAAGTATTTGTAGTTGCCTTTGTGCTAGAATCTGCTACAAGACCTGATTTGTGTGTGATTGCACTACCTGTTGGTGATGCAACGATTTGTACGTTTTTACCTACGTCAGCAGCTGCGATAGCTGTTGTATCTTGGTCTGCTTCGATTTTAAAGATGATATCTGGATCATCATATACGTACACTTTGTACTTGTCTTTAGCTACAGTTGAAGCTGGAATACTTCTGACAAATTTTACTTCTCCTGAAGCATTGTCAACGTATTCGGCACCCCAGAATACACCTACGACTGCACCTGGTGAAGCTGCTCCCATATCAGTAATAATATTACCTGATGAGAAAGTCACGAGATCGCCTTCGAAGAATGCACTAGGAGCAGTAGCAGCTATTCTGTAACCATTAACACCACTAAAGTTGTTGGTTCTTACGATACCACCTTTAGCGTGTTTAACTGGCTGTAGTCCGTATGCCATGTTTTACCTCCGTTTATTAGTGTTGTACAAAGCAGAGGTAATCAAACGATTAGTCCTCAAACTTTGCGTTTCTTCCCCCGCCTACTGAGACAGAGGATTGTTCGTCTTGGCTTATAGGTGCAACAGCGCTGTTGTTTTTTTGCAATTCGGAGTTGACTGCTCCTTCTTGCGCTTTGGTCCTGTTTTCAAAGTATTCGTTTCTCTGGTCAACTATATCTTGGTCAACCTTCATGAGAATTAAATCACCTGATCTAACAATTCCCGCATGTTTACCTGTGTCTAAAACATCCGCTTGCCAGTCGCCGCCAAGTTCTTCTGGTCTAACTGGTTCGTATCCTTGACGGGATCTTTCATGGACATTACCTGAGTGATCCTCATTTAATAGTTCATGTCTTACCCATCTATAGTGTACACCATCTGGAGCTTTTGGAGTTTCCAATTTGCTCGGTGGGGTCCACACTTTCTTGCGAGTACCCGAAGCTCGCGTATTTCGAGTTGTCTTAGTAGCCTGTGTCATTCATCTACTCCTTATCCCGTCGCTTGATCTCGACGCATTTTTTGTCGCGCATATTCTTGTAAAGACACTCCTAATTTATTAGCAGTCTCTACTTCTGATTTGGTCAATGTGACTTTGCTTTTGCCACTGGGGGAAGTGCGCGTTCCACCCGCAACTACTTGTACTTTTTTCGCCGCATTTGCTGCCTTGAACTTTTCAGGAAACTCAGTACGGATGCGAGCATCAAGTTCGCTATAGTACTCATCAGGATCAGCGTCAGGATATACTCCTTCATCTATTAACTCCTTATGTATTACCATGGCTGCTTGGGTCATAATCTTTTCAGATTGGTTTTGCCCACCAAACCATGAGTTCCTTTTTTGCCACTGCACTGCTCTTCTATCAGGAAGAGGCGCTTGCCTTGGCTGTTCAGCAGTTTCTTCAGCAGAAACTTTTTTAGTAGAAGCTGACTTCGCCTTTTCTTCGTACTGTTTTACAATCAGTGATTCTGCTTTAATTGATGCTAACTTATCAGTTGCTTCAATTTCTTTTTCAAAATCGCCTGCTTCTTTCGCAGCTTTAAGAGAAGACAAAACTTCGCGTTCTTGAGCCTTGAGTCTATCACCATACTGCTTTACTGCAGCTAGTTCAGATTCTGCGGATCTACCTATAAGTTCTTCGCGTTCGGATTGAAACTTTTGTTTCTCTTCCTCTAACGCTTGTAATCTTTCCTCAAGTTCCTTACGTTGCTTGACTAGGCGTTTGATTCGCTTTTCAGCTCTTTTGCCATATTTAGTTTTATCATCAGATTCTTCCTCATCTTCTGAATCAGTGGATGCTTCCGTCTCAACGGGCTCATCTTCTTCTTCATCTTTTTCTGGAGTATCTGGTTCTGGAGCTGGCTGCTCTTCAGGTTGACTTTCTAGTCCACCTTCATCAATCTCAATCTCGAGTTCATCCTCTAGATCAAGTTGTTCTTTTTTAGGTTCTTCTAACATTTATACCTCCGTCAGTTGCGAACTGCGTTTCACGCTATGGACAATATAATACCACATTTTGTGGTCATATTGCAAGTACTTATCTATGTTTTATTTTAGTAGGATCTGGAACAATTGCCACCACTTCATCATCATTAATGATAGAGTAGTCTTCGTTTTCATATTGGAATTTCAATCCAACATACTTTCCAGTCAAAACATAGTCTCCTACTTTACACCATGTTGTTTCGGATTTGTCCATGTTCTTATAACATTCTGGACCCATATCCACAACCTCTGATACCACACAAGCAAACTTCGCGAGTTCTCTTGATTGGTCAGAAAGGAATACACCACCTGCTGTTTTAATAGGCGGTTCCCATGGTTTTAGTAACATACGATAACCCTGAGGTTTTGGTAGTTTACTCATCTGTTCCTCCTGCAATATCTTTGTACAATTTCTTGTACTCTGTTTCTAGTCTATCAGACATATCGTTTAATGTCTGACCGATACCTACAAGAAATTTATAGGCAGCGTAGTCATCAGCCGCTCCACTAAGGAGTTGCTGGTTATTGGCAGCTATTGCTTCTGCCAAAACTTTTTGCATACGTTCTTTATAATTTTTAACTTGATCTAACATTGGTTCTCCTGTAACCCTGAAAAGCGGGGGGCACCTGGAAAGATACCCCCGAAAGAGAGATTACTTAATGTCGATAATCTTTTCCTTTTTCTCCTCAGGAATTATCTTCTTAAGTTTAACACAAAGTAACCCATCTTGCAACCCTGCATCTTCGACTACAAAATCGTCAGCCAGGCTGAAAGACTTGGTAAAGTTCTTTTCAGATATACCTTTGTAGATTAATTTGTCAGTATCTTGCTTTTCTTTTTTCTTGGCTTTGATCGTTAAAGTATTCTCTGCATACTTAACTTCAATGTCATCTTTAGAAAAACCAGCGACTGCCATTTCAATCTCATAGTTCTCTGCGTTTATCTTTTTAATGTTGTATGGTGGGAATGATGTGTACTCGAATGAGTCCATTCTGTTGAATAGATCATCAAATCCTATCCAAAAGTTTTTGTATTGTTCTAGGCTTGTCATAATATACCTCCTTTGCAAGCGAAGTTTACTAGCCCCTTACGGCGGCTATATGTATTATATAGGAAGTATTATTTATTTGTCAAGGCTGAAAGTGGATTATTTAATGCCTTGTTTATTTGATCTGTTATTTCTTGTTCTAGAATTTTAAAGTCATCTGCTATTTCTCTTTCGTTAGCTTTAACTCTATCTTCAATATCATTAACTATCTTATCTATGTTTCGGATATCTTCTTTCATTAGTTTCATATCACCGCGTAAATCATTCTTAAGAGATTGAGCTACATCATTAACAAGCGACACTTCTTCTAACACGGAAGATATTTCAGATTTTAAAACAGCTAGCTGTTCTTCAATGTATCCTAAATCAGGCGCACTGTATTTCTGAATCTTTTCTTTCATATCCAGATAGTCTTTGTAAAACTCAAAGCCTCCCCATAGTCCACCCGCTAAGGTAGATAGGGCAGTT